TGTGCAGCACCTCTGCTTCTTGAATCCACCCTAAAAGAAACCCACAAGCATCAGCCGCTTGATAGGGAGTAAGATTAGGAAACATTCCATGAGGATCTATATTTATGATCATTTTCGACCCCTTTCATTGAAAGCTTTCCAAGCATCATCTGCATCCTTGATGTATTGCCCTCCTGCGAAACCACCTGCAGATTGATTGTGAGTCCAGATAACAAAGTCATGTTCCCTTTGTACAAGAACCACGGAAAGAAAGTCATCACCTTCATGTCCTGGATTGTAGAGTTTTTGAGCTAAGATTGGACCGTGTGGAGTTTTTGCTGGGTAAATGCCATGTCTCATGATGTGTCTCCTTGAATGAGTAATGAATGAAGCCGTCGAAGTCGTATCTCAGTCAAGATATTCCAGTTATTATTTTTTATCCGTTCGCATCTCAATAGCCTCAATGGCTTTAGTGGAATCCTGACCTTCGGAGTACCAAGTGATCTCCAGTCCACTTTCACAGACGTGGTTCATTATCACACTTCCATTCACTTCGCTCCCACAGCATCCCATAACCACCATATCGAGGGGCTTTCCACAGAATGGACAGTTAGGAGGTTTAGGTCCACAATTGTTTACTTCAATGAATCTTCGGACGTTTCTAGTTAGTTCCGAATCAGCGTCTGGGATTTCAAATTCGCAGTTATCGATCTTTATTGGTGAGCAAGGCTCTAACCAATCTGAATCGGATACGGAATACGGAACAACAGAGCCGTTCCCTTCATCTTGTAGGCAGTAATTTGCATACTTGCCATTTTTTAATTTGAGTTTGTAATAAACTCGGCAATAGCCTTCTTCAATGAAGTTTATTTCCATTCTGTGTCTCATACATTCTCCTTATTTGAGACCAAGACGTTTCTTGGCAGAATCTATTTCACTTTCGGAAAAGTTATTGACAATTGATTTGGCAAAATACGGATCACCAATCAAGTAATTTGATGGCTCATTGTATGGTTTTATCCCATGCAATTTCCGTAATTGATCCTCGGCAGTGTTCTTTCTCTTGCTCCATCCAGACATTTTAATCTCCTAGCTCTTTGATTCGTTCCTTCAGTATTGCTTCCGCTTCTTCAAGACCGATAACTACGATAGTGTCGAATGCCATCATAGGAGGAGAACTGCAAACGCCCTTGTCGTGAATGACATCTGCCAAGTATTCCTCTAACCTTTCCCGTTCGTACCATATTTGAGCGGCGTCTTGAATCCAATCATTGTCATGTGTTTCAGGACAAACTTTCATATTTGGCATCCTTTCTAAATAATTCAAGGACGGTGTTAACCAAGCGTAGGACATATAAATCTCCTTCGCTCTGATCGGATACCGAGTTGATAACCTTTTTCAAATTCCTAACATCCGATAGATCGGTGAAGTTTGTTGCCCAGTAGTCAAGCCCGAATATCTCACAGAATGAACCAATTATGTCCGCAAAATGTTCAAACCATTCTGATTCCTCTAATACCTCATAGCTACAGATAAGCCCCGAAGCCATGTCGTAAGTGTCGTGCATGGAGCCTTCATACCATAGTTTCATATCTACCCCTTTCGCAACCTACGCTGTTCCCGTTGGTAGTTCAAGTATGCTTGGCACGTGAGTTCCGACGTACACATGAATCCACAGAAGTATGTTTCTGTCCAGAAACCGCCAGTTTCTTCGAATTTCTTTCTCCAAGGGCAACTCTCCGGTGGATCAGGAACGTGACCTCCCCTTGGGAACTCTTTGTATTCCTCTATCTCAGCTGGTTCTTTCTTCCGTCTGCGAAGAAGCCTGCTAGGCTTAGGTTCTTCCTTCTTCCGTCTGCGAATGAATGACATTACGCAACCTCCATTATAAGAGTGATGCCTGATCGCTCCCCATCAATGATGAGGGTGTTCACGATCTTATAGTTTTTAAGGGTCTGTGTCCAGGCTAAGTTCTCGGACGGCTCATCCCGCCTCCTTTCAGAAATAATCTCTGCCTTGCGCCTTGCCATGAATGCAACGCCTTGTCCAGAAGATGCGAATAGATTTTCCTTGTCGAATAACCTATCTATTACCTTAACTTTCATTTCTTCCCTCCATTGCAAATTCCATTTCTAAATCGTCAAACCGAATGTCCACATACATCATCAAAATCCTATCTTGAGCGCAAAATTGCACTTCAAAATAGTCTTCCAATCTCATGTTAGACCAAGTAATAGACCGTTTTGTGAACTGTTGAATTTCCGTATCTAAGAAATCCATTAGTCCAATTTCAGTGATTTTCCCTTCTTCAAAATCATTTATGATTTTATCCACTCGATCTATGCAATTTTCCAACTTTTTGTTAATTAACGGCATGTTACCTCCTATATTTTCCAGTGATCCATACAAAGAATTGACCCGTCTGCGAAAGTCACCGACAGTATCCCACTTGTTATTTTAGAACCGTAGGCAACATGGCAGTCACCATGAGAATCGATGAAGTTTGAAACCTTCCAGTATTGAACTGCAAGTTCCTTTGGAAGTTCGCAACCATGAGGGTCACAACGTTGAGCCTCTTGTGCAATAGATAGAGCCATAATATTACCCCCAACTCACGATGTAGTTATAGCCATATCTAGTGTTTCCATCACACACTCTCCGCTCATTTTCGCTTGATTCCGGCATTGTGAGAATATAGGCAATTGCGCCAGTTAGCCGACTATCTGAAATCCACAAGCGCATTTCAAGTAACCAAGAAAGAGCAGCTTCTTTGCCACCAAGAATAGTTAGTCTTCCAGCGCAGTCGCTATTAGCTGGACAAATTTTACGGTAACCAGATGAATTGCCGAGGTCGAATTGCACCATCGTGTTGAGGAAGTCCTCATCGTGGTCCATGTAAGTTACGACCGACTGAATTTCCAATGAGAAATTAATAGACATGATTAGTACCTTTCCGTGTAATTATCGATCAACGACATGCCGACCGATTTAAAAAAGTTCTCAGAAGCCATCAAAACAAGTGTACATCCCGCCTTGATGACAACTGACAGCCTTTTAAAGCTTGCCTTAATTCATAATGTGCTCCTTTGTGTTAATTCCTTAAACTTCATCTTACATACTAAGTATATCGTATCCGTATATCTGTGTCAAGAAATACCTATTATTTTAATAGTACCATTTATGAGGGAACCGAAGTATGATGCTTTCAACCCCATTTCCATTTCTCCCCCAACTCACATCAACGTCCGCATACCCGTAGTCCCAGAGAATCTGCCCAATTCTTATTACCAACTCTTGAATAGGGAAGTTTGCATGAAAAATACCGTACCATTTAACCTTTTGATGATCTTTGCACCGATCGGAGAATGTTTCCACCATAGTGAAAAGTAGTAGTCCACGAATTTTAGCCAAGGCTTCTCTCCTACTCCGAGGAGTAATGTTTTGTCCTTTACACATAAAATTCTCCATCAAATTGCAAAGCAACCGAATCCGCACAATTGATCCTATAGTCAGTATTTGTGCCTCCTAAATATTCATCCGTCGGAAACGTAGTAGCCGTCTCGCATTCCTCGCATTGATCCAGATAGTTTAGAAACCCAAGCTCACCACAAAGTGTACACCGCTCTTTGATTGCTCTAGCCATTTTATACCTCCTTAACCACGATAACAAGTTGATCCATAGTGTAGCCCTCTTTCAGTGCATCCACCAAGAGCATCAGATTGTCTGCACCCTCTTTGTTTCCGTGCTTGAAGTACGACTCATCCAAATAGAATTGTAGAAATTCCACGTCCATGTCGAAGACATAACGAACCTCTTCATCGTCCGGGATTGTCCGATGCTCGCTGTCCAGAGTGACTTTCAGAATTACCAACCGTGAAGTAGCCGGGAATTTTAATTTAATATCAACCATTACAGCAGCTCCATCAAGTAGTCCGGCTCAAGCCCGAAGAAATCAGCAGCAACGTTGTCCGCCGCATCAAAGTCCCGATCATCAAGACAGCATTCCAACTCTTCTTTTGCCTCCGCAATCAAATCGTCCGCATCTTCTGCGCTCATGTCGTCCCGTCTCATCAATACTTCCTTGATTGTTTCGCTCTCTACCATGATAAACCTCCGTCTGAGTATCCTCCGAGCAGCGACATGCTGTCCGAATATTCGTGTACTGCAATATAAGAATATCGCATCCGTATATAATAGTCAAGAAATACCACTGATTCAACGAGCAGACCGAACAACGCTCAGTCTGCCGATCAATCATGCTATCCTTTTACAGAAGCTACTCCTAATCCAAGAAGATTTTCACCATCGTACACAGAAATCCGACAGTTTCGATCACCAAGATGCTGAAACAACATACTTGGCTCCAGTAGCACTCCACGTCCAATCTGCAATTCAAATTTAAGCAAGTCCATCTTCATTCGCAACAACTGCTCCATATTTGATACATCGTAAGAAACCATACCTCCTTCCGGTATTTCAAATGCGCTTCCCAGATCATATTCAATCTCCTCAACGGTAACCTTTAAGTCTGCTTGAAATTTCATTCTTTATGCCTCCATCAGATAGTTTTCAGAGTCAATCACCTTGGCCATTGTAACTACTCCGATGATCCTACCAACTACAGCTAGATCAAGCCAAGCAATTAGTGTCATCCATTCAATCGCTTGTTCCATCGTGTAATTTTTGAACCTTCCGTTTTTCGCGTTTGCACCAAGACCGGTCAACATAGCTAATCTCCTTTCGGTAGAAGCCTACCCACAGCAATCACAAGAACCAATGCCAATAAAATAAGTGAATCCATTGTTAATCCCCTAAGCGTTTAAGAAACGACCAGAAACCTTGAAGTGACAAATGATTTCCTCTTCCTCTAATCGTCTGCCAGTGTCAATCGCAGCCTTCTGAGAAGAATACACCGCAAATATTTTGTACCCTTCCGAATTGAGTCGATCAACTTCCAAGATGTAAACTTTGTGCCCGATGTTCACGCCTATGTTTGCATTCATAGCCATTTTTTCTAATCCTCCTAACAATGTTTATAGTTACCACAAATTTCTTCACCACAATTTACACAAGTGTGCCGAATCTTACCTGTGATCGTTGCCGGTCCATCCCGTTCAACGAATTGCATCCGATGGTCAGCGACTTCGCCTTCCATCACGACATTCCGATCAATTGAAAATAATACCCAATTCATGCCCATTGTTATTCTCCTTTATCATCAAACCAAGTGATCGTTCCGACAGCGATAGACCGTTCTCTATCAAACATTTCCACAACAGCAGTTCCATCCATTGCAGAGATGTTTCGAAATCCGTAAGAGATGTCAACTGCCTGAAGAGCTTCAAACACCTTGTGGCAATGAGCCTCCATCCCTTCATCCAGCACTTCAAGCATCTCCATAAAACTGTTAGCATCCTGAGACCCTTGAATTGCCGAGTCCTCAAAGCTAATATCAGCACCACAATAAAAACCTTCGATCTTCAATTTTAATCCAGCCATTTTTTCATTCTCCTTTAAAGTGAGTAACTAGCAAACCGACCAGTAGTACAAGACACCATGTCCAGCGTAAGCGATTCGTCCATCTGAGCAAATTCATGCGATTTAAAACCCCAACGCATGAAATCCTTGCAGTATTCATATCCACCCTCTGTAAGCTCTTTATGAACCTGCCCGGTATCCTCAGTAATTATTACAACCTTGTACCGTTCATTCGACATTACCGTTTTGTGAAGTACCGACATCATTATTCTCCTTTGTAGCGTGCGATCCAAGAACCACAGCGTGTGCAAGTTGACCCACCCATTCCATCTTTATCTTCAACAACATGATCCGAAGTCAAACAAGTCATGCAAACCACCCCGATCGATGTGTGCATCAAGTGAGAACCAGATGCAGCAACCTCAGCCAATGTCTCAGCCCCTACGTTAGAAACGATCAGCGTGCGATCCACCTTTGAGAAGAACTTCCCAGAAGGAGTGAGTCCCTCCCGAATGCGTGTGTTCAGTTTATAGATTGTGCCATCCTCATCTACTTGTTCCAACCACGTAGACTTGACCACGTCACCACGCAAAGACTCAGCAACATATCGAATGCCAACCAACGACTTGTGATTTGCTATGCGAGTCCCTTCCTTAACAACGTAGCCATCCTGTTTCTTCGCTGCGTGCAAATTATTCATTACAACCCTCCTCAATTATATGTTCCGTTCTGATTGTGCCAACCATTGTAAATAATCTCATTCCGACTAAATCAGCAAAGAACCTAATTCCGTGATGCGAACAGTATTCATCAACCGCATCTAAAAACAATTCCTCCGTAGCAAAGATCACATCACCTAAAGCCAAACATCTTAAATTGTAACTTTTCAACTCTTCCAGATTTAAATGCAAACAACTCATAAAATACCTCCAAAGTAATCTCTCACAGAGCCAATCTCTGTAAGATCGTGCCAAATAGTTTTCGTGAAGCAGTAAAAGTTCATGCTTCACTATAACATATCCGTATATCATTAGTCAAATTATACCTTTTAAAATTAAATAAAATCCGTGGAATTTGAAACAAATGTCCGAAGTCAGTAAAACTCACAGAAAGAAGGAAACCAACCAGCCTTATTGGAATATCTTTGCAGTAGTAAAAGGAGAGTATAGAAAGGAAAGAAAAGGAGGATAAGGTAAAGGAACTTGGTCTATAAGGAGGAGAAAGGAGATCCTATTGCGGAGTTGGACAGGAATACCGATAAAGCGGTCCGCCCCCCTGATCGCGTCCGAGATAACATTCCACCCAACCGTTGCTACCAAGTGGAGGCAAGGATCTGCCTAGGAGCTATTAAGAAAAGGAATAGGATTGGATTAGGAACGGAATTGGCGGGAAGCCCATAAAAATAGGGAGCGATCCAAGAACCACTCCCTACCTAATCCTACTTACGGGCTTTACGTGCTGCCTTCTTCGGGGCATTCATGACCAACGCGGAATCGTGATCCTCAAGGTACTTATCACCTTGCTCCTCTTTCGTCAGGCGAGCCCAAACCGCTTGCTCAATACCAATCACAACCGCAAGCTCCTCGGAGAACAGAGTGACCAACGAGGCGAACCCTACGGACTTGATTGTCTCCTGAAAGTAATCCTTCATCTTGCCTGACACAGACACAATACCGTCGGAGGTGATATCCACAACCTCGTTCGTCTTGATGTGGTGCCGGATGCGTCCTGCGGTAACTTTGATACCAGCCATATCAGCCAGTCCCTTCAACTGATTCACATGGGCCATGTTCCCCTCTGCGAGTCCCAGCCCAGCGATCAGGATGAAATCCAATTGAGAAGTCTCGGTGATCTTACCACCCTTCACAATACTACTACCGAGAGGAGTCGTCAGAGCCTGACGCTTCGCCTTAGGAGCTACCTTTGCATCTTCGATTGCCTGGTGTACCGATTGAGCCGTAAATAAAGTTTTCATGCCTACTCCCTATTGGGGCCTGAGTATGTGATACAGAGCCTAGCCCCGCTTGTCCCTCTGTATCAATTTTTATAAGTATAGCACATCCGTACAGCATTGTCAAATAAACCCTATTCCAGATTCCTGCTACCAAGGGTCGGTTAGGAAGAGGTTTGGTTTTGGATGCTACCACCAAGGGGCTGGCTACCAAGTGTTGGTTAGGAAGAGGATTGGTTTTGGGTATCCATGGCGGCTCGGTATAGGGTAACCCAGGGCTCACCCAGGGCTCACCCAGGCATATAGAGCTTTTCATTTCCAGGGGCGATCCTGGACTGCATCAATATTGATCTTTTGTGTATTGTAGTTTTTCTTTGATCGTTTTGTATGCGAAAAACGAACGTCTGATGTGCTAGAATTGATTTAGAACAGAAATGAATAGCAGAGTAGCAGTAGAAAAAAAAAGTCTCTCAAATCGACTCTGAGAGACTTTTTCTATTTCAATTAGTTCGTTTTCATATCAGAATGTATTATACTCTGTCATCGAGTTAAATCTAATTTCAACAGCTTCAAAGAGTCGATCTTGTGTTTCGCTACAATGTACGTATTGAACAACATCATCGATTCTTTGTAGATCATCAACAATATGAAATTCTTCATTGATAACTGATAGAATTAATTCACATGTTTCTTTTGACATTTTCATAATTAGCTCGCTTTCTTAGATCAGAATGAAGATTAAATACGCTATGTACACAATGTACATAGCGCAAAACTTAACAGCGCATTTCATGATTGCATTTCAATGATGCGTGTATCATTATTTTTTCTCATGCTGCACAGTAAACGTGCGATTCTTCGACTATTGCGTTCTAATCTAATCATGCGCGTATTTTCTTTATTTTCAGATAAGTAGATTATGATCGTTTTTTTCATGATTAGCTCACTTTCTCAGAAAAGAGTTAAAAATCGACTCTCTGAAAAGTTCTCAGAGAGTCGATTATTAGCGAATTTTACTTTTTAGCTTTCGCTGCTTTCTTTGCTGCTGCTTTTGCTGCTTTTGCTTTCTTGTTAAATTCTACGTTGTTCGTGATTGCTTCAAAATGCAAAGTGTTGAGATTTTCAGCTGTTTGTTCTTCTACGAACAGAAACAGATCATTAGCAAGTTCTTCTATCTGATTGCGATATGTAGTAGAAAAAAACGTGTTTCTGTAAAAACGCTGTAAATCAACACTATCAATCGATAAAACGTTATTATCAGAAACAGTAAATAATTCGTTGTTTTTGATATGTTTTTCAGTCTGATAAACGCTATTTAAGCGTTTTTGATTGAGATTAGCAATCTTAGCGAGTGCTAACACTTGTTGAGTTGTACAGCGATAATCAGACAAGTATAACGCAGCGATAACAACAAAGTCGAGTTTAGCAGTATCATTCAATTGTGACTTACTAAACAAATTACTGTTTAGTGCTGTTTTCTTTGCGTTCTTCGCGTTCTGTTTGTTGCTCACATTCTTAGCATTTTCATTCAATTCGACTTGCGCGTTCATTGTTTCAACACTGAATAAATTTTTCATGATTCTGTTCTTTCTCTGCGCTATGCAGATTTATAAAGTCGATTAATTCTGACACATTCAGAAGTACTCGACTTTTTTAAATTTTATTTTGTGTTCACTGCTACTGTAGAGACCCGACCATAATATTTTGGCCAAATCTTAAAGATTCAGCGTCCTGTTCCACCCATACAGATAAATGTACTCATAAATACCAACCGCCCAACCCACACAAAAACCCTCTAAAAAATCTTTTTTCTAATTTTGGTGGCCAAAAAAATACAACCAATTGACAAAGCCTCCCTCCACAAGCTATGTTTTAGATACCGTTAACCACAATCCTGAGCCTTAGGAGCTTTGCCGTTATGAAAACAGATACCAGAATCCGCGAAAAGATTGGGGGAGTAGCGATCCATAAGGGGAAAAAGGCGGGAACTGACACCGCCATTGTTATGTGGGATGCCATACCTGCTTGCGATCCTGATACCTGCCCCATTGAGAGTTCTTGTCCTTACTCAAAGTCCGGTAAATGTACGTTACGTGCAAATTACCAGAAGCACGTTGTGGACTGTGTTTTGTCTTGTTTTAAAGAAGTGGATCAGGAACAGATGTTGAAAATAGGAATGCACCTTGTTCCGTTGTATGCTCAATTGATCCAAATGAAGATGCAAGCGATGAATGCGCCTGTGATGGTGGTTGCCCGTGGTGCATTAATTCCTAATCCCATTTTTAAAGAGATCAGGATTATTATTCGAGAGGTTACTTTCTGTTTGAGGGATTTAGGAATTTCAAAAAATGAACTGTTGAAAGGTGGTAATATTCCCGCTATGAATAATGGTAAAGGTTCTTCCACTTACTACGATACACTGTTGGAGGAATAGAATGTCTGAAAAAATGAGCCGGCTCCGCCGTAGATCAGCAGAAGACATTCCCGAACCCCCGATAGCTGCTCAGTATCGAAACGGCGGAGATGGGTTTATTTTATGGGCAGAAAAGTTCCTTCGTATTCCAGTTTACAATAATGACAGCCCAATTCCTACATGGACATATATTCGAGATTTGTCCAGAGAGCCTGACAGAACAACCGGGCGTTCCTTCTGGGACATGTGGTGTAATCAGAAAGAAGTATTGCGCCAAGCATTAGTAATGAAGAACGGTCGATTGAAACACAGGTTGATCGTTTTTTGTTGGCCTCGTGGAGAAGGTAAGTCCGCTGTAGCCTGTCTGATTCAGCTATGGAAGTTCTTTTGTTTCCCACAGCAACAGATCATGCTTGGAGCAAACAGTAAAGACCAGGTAAAGTTTGTCCATTATGACATCATGCGTAATATCATCTTAAATTCTCCCGAATTGCTTGAAATCGTCGGTAAGCGGAATGTGCAAGAGAAAGAAATCCGGCTTTGCGACTCAAATGGTAATCCTGCTTCAATGATCCGCTCAATTTCAAGTTTTTCTGGTATCGTGTCCAATATCACTGGTTACAGCTTTTCAGAGATGTTCGACATGAAAAATCCAAAGTTCTTTGTCCAGTTAGATGGATCAACACGAAATATGCCGAATGCTCTTGGTGTAATTGACTCGACTGTTTCCGAATTGACCCATATCCTGCATAAATTGTACCAAACACATAAAAAGGGCAAAGATCCTTCTTTGTTTTTTAGTTATCGTTGTTCGAAAGATGCCAAGCAAGAAGATATGTGGCACCCGTACAATAACCAGGCGCAGCTTGATTCCTACAGGGAGAAATTTCCAGATGTTGAATTTAACCGCTATTTCAAAAATGTTTGGTCAGCTGGATCAAATAGATTTTTTACCAATGAGATGGTACAGGGCACTCATTACCTCGGTTTCGAAGATTCGCTCGGCGCTCACAAAGAAGTTATAAGTACGCTCGAAAACATACGAAAAATCGAACAGCCTGATACCGGAGCCGAAGATCGAGAAGAAATTGATACTCTGCACAGCGCAGCGTTAAAAAGAAGCTTAATTAGCATCGAAAGTATATACGATCTAAAGACGGCTAACGGGCATCCAAAAATGTGTTCCAATGATGAATTAACAAAACTATCCGAATTGTACAACACCGACTTTGCAATCATGGCTGGAGTTGACCGTGCAGACCCGATGAAAGCTGATTTAACTAAAGGCGCAAGGACGGTTGTTACGATAGTTGCGAAGGGTTTGCCAGGCAGTAAAAATAATCCATCAATGTACGTAGATGAAGGTCAGGTGAAAAAATATATTTACTTCCTTCTCCATTTAGTGCATGTTGAGTCCAACGAGCTTGATGAAATCAAATCGGTTCTGAAAACAGCCATTGATGAGTTCGATGGTTTGGAAGTGCTTTGTGCAGAGAGATGGGGGATGTGGGACGTTGGTACTTGGTGTGAAGAACAGGAAATAGGATTTGAAACACTGCAACCGTCATACGACAAGCAGAAGGAAGCTTTTGCCGAAATCTTTACTCTGTACAAAACAGGGCTATTCAAAACTCCCACTCTTAGAGTTCCTGGTAGTAAAAATAATGACATGCTGGAAGAGGAAGCGTTATTGTTCGATCACAATCCGGCGAAAAAATGGTATGGTTCTCCAGAAAAGACAGAAAAAGGTGGAGTACAAGATGATGCTATGTTTTCGCTTGCCTGGTGTATTTACGGCGGACGTGAATTGAGCGTTATCGATTTTCGGGAAAGAAGTAATTCGATGATTTTTGGTGAAATGTTCACCGAGAAAACAGTAGGAGTTTACTGATGGGCAAACTAAGCAATATTTCTCCAGAGCTATCACAAGATAATATAAATTCCATCATTGATGAATTAACCGAAGATCAATTGATGACGATTGCTCAAACATCAGTTAATTGGATGACTGGAGAAGATCCAGTAGTCGATGAGGATGGTTTTGTAACAACCACTGGTGCATTAAAAGAAGACATTACAAATTATTCGAAATTACAAAAGGCGTGTTGGGACAAGTTTGTTTCAAACCCGCAAATCAATAGTCACGTTCGTGATTACATGGGCAGCTTGACTGGTAACGGTTTTCGAGCAGAATCCCAAATATTTGAAATCCAAGACAAAATTGATGAAGTTACAGAAGATCCAAGAAACAATCTTCCGCTGCGGATGTCTCAATATGTTGCCCGATCGGAGATTGAAGGGGAATTGTACCTGACGTTGACTCTGCATCCTGACGGATTTGTTGAGATTGATTTTCTTGATCCTTCATTAATTACTTCTGGCGGGGCAAGTAATTCGGGGATTTACCATCATCCTAACAAAGGCATGTTCCCATTGGTTTACCGTTTTACCCGTCCAGGCAGCAATGGGGAGTCGAATAAGACGTTGTTCCTACCGTCTATTAACCTTGCCCATTTCCCCGAAATGAAAAAAGAAGCTGAAAAGCTCATCAAAAATGACTCTACAGGTGGTTTATATGGAAAATCTTCTAAAGCGGCATACAAGAAGCTCGGTGGATTGACTACTTTTGTAATTACTTGGGATAGAGGATTTTTGACTTCTCGAAATGTATCCCATTTGAAAACTACGCTTGTTTGGTTGAATCACTATGAGTCTTTGAAGCGTTGGGAGATTGATCATAAGAAATCTGCTGGCTCTTATCTATGGGTTGCTTCAATTACCGATTCGAAAGCCTACCGTAGTTGGTTGAAGCTAACGAAAGATGAAAAAGCGGAAACAGGATTATTTGCAAAGAAGGTTCCAGGTGGGACAATTGTCCTTCCACCCGGAATGGAGCTTGATTGTAAGAATCCAAACCTTGGTTCTATTTCTGGACAAGACACCGATATTATGCAAATGGTAACTTCGGGGCTTAATCGTCCAGAAGATATGGTTAATGGGGGCAGTATGTCCGGTTCTAAATCCGGCATTCAAGCGACCCGCGGTCCTCAGTCAGATCGAACACAAGATCAAATAGCGTATTTTGAGCGGTTCTTGCGGTATGAGTTCTGGAGAAGCATCTTTTTGTTGTGTCAAAGAGCTGGAAAACTGAAAAATGATTATAAACTTAAAGAAGCGGTGGAATTTAAAGACCAAGAACCAGTATTCCGAAATATTTCTAAGAAGGCGTATCAGCTGGTCGATTTCGAGTTCCCACAATCAGAGGTGTCCGATGTTGAAGGGAAAGCACGAGCGTTGCTCGGGGTCAAACACGGCTCGGTTGCTGAAAGTCTCGGTATCCCCCATTCCGACATTGCGAAGAAATTGGGTTTCGGCTCCTATTACAAAAAGCGGTTGATGTTTGCTACTGAGGATGAAACCTACCCGAAAACTCCACTTGCCATTGCTATTGATGCTGCCGAGGAAGCTGCTGCTTCTCAAGAGCCTGCAAATAACCCTGGGAACGTGAGCGCGCCTAAGCCTGGTAACGATGGAGCAACGAAGCCTGCTCCTAAACCAGCAACGAAAGAAGTTAAAAAGCCAGTTTTGAATAAAAGAAAAAAATAGTATTTGGTTAAATTTACTTTACTTAGGAAAAGAATTTTGATATTGGTAACAAATTAAAGGAGATTCAATGTGAAAAATCATCCCAGAATTTTAGAGGCACTGACTACCCAACCTTGGTTATGTACTGAGGAAGGCATTCGTCAAATGATCGCCATTGCTTCATACGAGGGCGATTTAGAAGCACTGCAAACCAAACTTGAATCCCGTGATCCTGATTCTTATCAAACAACTCGGCGTGGGAATGTAGCAATTATCCCATTGTCAGGTCCGATCTTCCCGAAAGCCAATTTATTAACTCAAATGTCAGGGGCAACGGCATTATCCCAATTTGCTTTAGATTTTCAAGCTGCTGAGGATGATCCTACTGTAACTGATGTTTTGATTAATTTTTCAACTCCTGGCGGGGTAGTTGATGGAATTAATGAAGCCGCCCATCTAGTTCACAATTCTTCTAAAAAAGTAACTGGATATGTTGGGGCGATGGCAGCTTCGGCAGGTTACTGGATTTGTGCTGCTTGTGATGAAATTGTTGTTGATGCAACTGCAAGGCTCGGCAGTATCGGCGTTGTAGCTGGAATCCAGCGTAAAAGTGAAGATTCTCCATTGGAATTCACCAATACTGCAAGCCCAAAGAAGCGGGTGGACTACGAAACAAAAGAAGGAGCTTCACAGTTAATTGAAGAATTGGACGCTCTTGCTGATGTTTTCATAGGTTCTGTTGCTGAATTTCGTGGAATTGAAGATAAAAAAGTCCGCTCCGATTTTGGAAAGGGCGGAATGTTAATTGGTCAAGCCGCAGTTGATGCGGGGATGGCTGATCGTTTAGGTTCTTACGAGGAAGTATTACAAGCTTTAACTAACAACGAACAAGGAGGAAAAAACATGGATATTGCAGCATTAACAAAAGATGACTTGGTAGCTAAACGATCTGATCTTGTCGCCGCCATTTCTGCTGATGCTACTTCGGCAATGGAAGCTTCTCATGCGGAAGCTCTGACCGAACAAGGAAATCAACTAACTGCGTTGAGTGCTGAAAATGCGACTCTAAAAGCCGATAACGCAAAGCTCCAGGAGGAAAATGCCGTGAACGAAGATCGGGTAGCTAAACTTGAAAAGAAGGATGCCATTCGCGATGAGAAGGCATTGGATGCCCAAGCTTCCGGCATTGTCTCTGCAAAACTGTCCGCTTCGGCGATTCCGGAAAGACTACACAGCAAAGTTTCTGCTGGTGTTTCGAAAGATGCTTTTGTTGCTGAAGGCGTTTTAGATGTTGAGTCTTTTTCCGCAAGTATTGATGCTGAGATTAAAGATTGGGAAGAAAGCATCGGCGATTCTTCTACTGTCTTGGGTCTTGGTGGGACTAATCGGGGTGAGGGTGAGAACGAAACCGAAGCTTCCGAAGATGATGCAATTGTTTCCCGTATGCTCGATAAGTAATTAACCCAAAAACCTCAAGATTAGGAGGAAAGAATGAATAACGAAGCTCCAGGTTTAGTTCGTGGCGGAATGTCTCAAGGTCTCCGCCCTCTGTTTCACTCTCGTCGGGAGATTGCCCTGATTAAAGACAAGTCGTTAACCAACGGTTTTGGTCTTTTGAAGCAAGGGTATGTTCTTGGCACAACCGCTGATAGTCGGGTAACTCCGATTCCTGTTGACGACGGCTCCGTTGATGCTGTTGACATTGCCCGTACTCGTCTTGTCGTTAATGCGGCAGATAGTGCATCGGTAGTTGTAGTTGCCGAAGCCGAAGCTTGCAGATTTGCTGTTGGCGATACTGTTGCTCTAAGCAACATGACTCCAGCGTATGATGATCTAGGCACAATCACTGCGATTGCTGCCCCTGCAAATGGTCAAGTCTCTATCACTGTTGATGGCGCAGTTGATGGCGCAATCTTCACAACTGCCAATCGTGCTGCTCTGTGTCATAAAACTGATGCCGCTTCTCCGTTCTACAAGGCTTCTTGCCTGTTGGACAAAGATGTTGACACTGGTGTAACTTCTGATACTGCTGACGTACCTTGCTCGGTTGTTTTCAAGAACGCTATGGTTTACAGCGTTTATCTTACTGGCATGTCGGCCAAATCACTCACCGATCTTGGTGCAATTGAAGACGGTGTCCACACTATTTTTTAAGTGCTGAGTTCACTTACAGAAAGGATTGAACGATGAAAGGTTCTGCAGGTATTCCAGCACTGAAATTAACTGTGCTGAACAAGCTGATTCAAAAATTCCCGAAAGCTCCGAGCATGTTCTTCACGAATTTGTTCCCAGCCCAGAAGTACGAGTCCGACAACATCAAGTGGGACATTGAGTACGGATCGGCTGGAATGACTCCATTCGTTGCCCCTGGCGCTCCCGCACCAGCAATTGGCCTCGATGGAATCGGCGAAGCTTCCGCCAAAGCTGCATACTTCAAAGAGAAGATGTACTTTGATGAGGAGTTTTTGAACAACATGAAGCAAGTAGGCACTGTTGCAACTTACGCAACCGCCGAACGCTATCTCTCTCGCGGAATGCAAAAACTCCGCAACCGTTGTGATCGCCGTCGTGAGTGGATGATGTCACAAATGATGGTAAATGGTGGATTCAACTATCTGACTAAAGGCGGTACTCGTCTTGGTGTCAGTTATGGTGTTCCTGAGTCCCATCTGGTTACTCTCGCAACAAACCGTAAATGGGGCACAGGCGTTGATGCAAATCCGATCGAGGATATTTTTGATGCAAAATCCATCCTTGCCGACGATGCTGGCGTAATCCCAACTTACTCAATGCTGAACAGCGAACTATTGAAGACTCTCATCCTTGATGAAGACCTTCAAGCATTGCTGTCAAAATCAGCATTCGGTAATGGCGATCTGTTTTCTAATCCAGGTCCTGTCCTTGCCAAGCTCTTGGGCGTTGGCGAACTTCGCGTGTATGACGAAATGTACGAAGTTCAGGGTTGGCTCTTGTCGAACGTAACTGGTGGTTCTTCAACAACCGTGATCGTTGATGACGCAACCGATTTTGAAGTTGATGGTCGGATTCGCTTTGTTGATATGTCCGCAGCAAATTCCTGGGAAGATCGCAAGATCACTGGTGTGAATGTTGCAACCAACACCATCACTTTTGATTCTGCCCCGGTCAACACTTATGTTGCCGGTGAAGATAAAGTTATCATGCGGAAGAAATTCATCGATGATAACACCTTCTTGATGTTCAATCCTACTTCCGCTGACGGAATGAAAATTTCCGAGTTCATGGAAGCTCCTTATGGTCTCGACCGTAAGTGGGGAATGGACGTTGATAAGAAGGATGAGTGGGATCCAGATGGCACATGGATTCGTGTTCAGGACAAAGGCATTCCGGTAATGTACCATCCGGATACTATTTTCCGTTACACTGTTCGCTAAGGAGCGATTATGTCCAGCTATTCAGTCAAATTAAAGGTTAATTTGAAGATTGGCAGTGGACAAGTTCTAACAAAGGGCCACGAATTTCGTGGCCCTTTGAAGGATCTTCCAAAAGACATTGCTGGGATGGTAGAAGAAAAATCTCGGCATTTGGAAGTTCGCGAGCTTGCCCCTGTTAAAAAGGAAGTTCCTAAGGAAGAAGTTCCTAAGGAAGAAACGCCAAAGCCCAAGTCGGAAATCCAATCTGACAACACAAAGCCGAAAGCTGAAAAGCCTAAAGTTGATGTGAAACCTCGGAAAACTGTTTCCCGACGCACGAAGAAAGAGTAACCGATATGTCAATAGATTCCAAAGATGACTTGGTTGAATTATCTGTAACCCTTATGGGGGGAACTGCTGATTCTTTGAGTTCCGATGCTAAAGAACTTGCAGCGGAACAAGCTATCTCAGAAACATATTGGAGTTTCCCAGTTTCTGATGGAATCAAAAGCTATTGGCTTATTGAAAGAACGCGCCGCCACATGTTGCAGATATTAGCGAATGTGGCGGCACTAAAATTCCAATACAAGCAAATCCATTTAGAGCATCGTTTTAAGCATCTTAATCAGTTAATATCCAAAATGGAT